GCGTAATTTGCTTGAGCTTGAGGAAGTAGTCCCTCAGCCTTCGTATCTTTATACAAGCCAAATGTGTTAAGAAGACCTTCTCCAAAACCCTGAGGGCCTGTTGGTTCAAGATAAGTCGACTGATAACCTTCCGGAAGAGCCCCTGCACCACGCAGTTGCAGTTCCATCTGTAGATTCTGCTTCTGAAGTGCATCCAGAAGCTCTTGGGTTCTTTTGGAAGCCTGGCTCATATCACTGATATTGGTACTGGCTGGTCAGAGCACTGCCAGCTTGTTGAAGAGCGCCGAGTCCTGC